TGAGGATGGGTATGTTTTGCATGTATTCCCATACTTCATCAGGAACGGGTTGTCCTATGTATTCTTCAAAGTCTGATCGGTTTAAATTGAGTGATGCGTTTTCTAGATATTGTTTAGACATTGTTATTCTCCTATTTCAACATTTTCAATATAGCAGTCGTCTTCTTGTCGATTGCAGTCAACCCAATGAGTGAGTGCTGCATAGTCTTCAACATCGACGGTACCATCATCATTTATTCTGACTATACCACCTTCAACTAGATAGGTGACTTCTTCAGGTGATATGGGAAGAGACACACGGAAAGATGCGTCAAGATAGAGTGGGTTAGACATATTATTTCTCCTTTGTTATAGTATGTGTTTATATTATAACTTGCCTCCCTCAAATTTGCACGCGCTTGTCTTATTTCTTTTTACCTACCCGTGTTTTGTTGTAGGAGGTTGCGATGGATACACATGTGGCGTAATTATAGCAGGTCTCTATGGTACCGTCAGGATACTTTACAGCGTATCGGCCATAAAACATAGGTGAAGGAATTACAAATGCATTCTCATTCATTCTCGTCCTCCTTTCTTAAGGGCATAGGAACTCCTGCAAGAAAGTCTTGTATCGTCCCATTTATCTCGTTGCCCATACAGTCCCATCCTTTACGAAACCTTCTTGCAAAAAGTTCTAGTTTTTCACAGTCGTCCCAATGTTCATCAATACGGTCTTGAATAGTTTCAGGTTTTTTCGAATGCTTTGTTCTTGCTTCTGATAAAAGCTGCCTAGTATTTGTCTTTACTCTATCAGGACACTTTCCTTTCTTCCCGACCAACACATATTCTACTTGTGAGCAGGAATAGTATCCTGGGTTAGGTATTCTTTTATCCCATACAAATGCCATAGTCGAATACTTGAAACCCCAAGCTTTCATTAATTGGAAAGCTTCTGGAAGTTTCGGACCTGTCGCCCACAAATACAAGATACAGTTCTTTGCTCGTATGTTCTTGATTGGTAGCGAACACATATCTTCCATTGACATGGTTGTGTATTCATCGTTAACACCTACCTCTTTGAACTTATCTTTGTTTTCTTTCTGTGCCATTCGCGCACTGTCATAAGGCCACGGTGGGTCCGCAAGTATTATGTCATACTTCTTCATTATTGTCCTCTTTTCGTAGGAGTTTAATTTTCTCTAGCCAAGTTGCCGTTGGGTGTCGACACGCGTAGCAATATGATTGAAAGTGGTAATATGTTCTGAAGGTCTGATCGCGTTTCACCCATTTCTTTTGTTTTCTCATACCAAACATGTAGCCTGGTAGAGTGCGACCGCAACGGGGACATTTACGCTTTACCATCCCTCTCCTCTAGTTTGTAGTGTGTTATTTGTATTTTACCTGTATCCCACTTCCCTTCGCATGCAACCTTGAGGTCGAAGCCTGGGATGATATGGTTCATGGGTATTTCAAATATGGCGTAGCCGTCGTCTTCAGGTTTTCCCATTTCACCTAGTCGATGTCTCATCTCAGGTACATTTTGTAGGAACTCATTTTCTATTTCATTGATGTGTTTCTGGAACAACGCGTCTTTCTCTTCTTTTGTCATCGTAATGTGTCCACCTTTGGTATGCTGTTTTCTAATTTTAATGTCCATTGTTTTTGTTCTCGCTCCAGTTGTGACCTCCACTTCCTGAGGCGTGCTTGCACCTTGCTGATGTCTTTAATGCATGCTTCATAATGTGGACAGGCGCGCTTCTTTATCTTGGTGTTTTCCATATAAGCTGTGACTGTTGCAAGGTTTAGCTGAAGGTTTAGTATCTCTGATAGTTTGCTGTCAATGTCATTAATTTCGTTTCTATAGACTGAGGGTTTTACTTTTGGCATCGAATTACTCCTATGTTTTTTATAAGATGCGTTTCTTCTGTGTTTGTTATGCTTCTGTTCTCTTCACTTTCATCCCAACTCCACCCATTCTTGAGTGTAATTAAGGTGTCTTCGATCAGTAACACTTCTTCTTTTATTTCCTTGCCCGTGAGTGTTGTCACTACAACGGTGTCACCTACATCTAAGTCTGTATATTGTGATAGGAATTCTTTGAATGCGTCTGCAAATGGACTCTCATCAAGTGAGAAAAGGGAGGGGGAGCTTATAGCATTAGACGAATTAAATGGCAGAACATCCGTTTTTATTGTGCTCAACCCCTCACCTAATACCATATTTTTTTCCTCTTGACTGCCTGATAATATATTACTCATCTCTACCTACCCCTGTTTGTACAAAAAGTGATGACCCTAGGTATTGTTTTGGATGTGGTTTAGAGGACGCTGAATAGGCTTTCTGTTCACTTAAAAAAGTTTTATAGGTTTCCATACCATTTGCTCTTACAAATTCATTCTCGTTTATTCTCGTCACTTCTACATTTGGGTCAGCAAAGTCAAAGTGATAGTTGATATACCACTCTTCTTCATCATCAGACCAGTGCAATGTTGAAATATCTGAGGGACTGAGGAGGTGATAGTGTATCCAGTCTTCATTCATATTGTCTTCTTCAACATGTTTAATTAAACAAAAGAATTCTTTAGGTTCTTCATCACCTGTAGGAGACCATTCTGTAAATTGATATGTAATTATTCTTAACATATCTCCTTCAGTATAGTTGAAGTGCTGAGGTTTATTTTTATCTTTATATTTCATATTTCATATTCACCATTAATGTTACTGAGTTATTGGCCGTTGTCGGCCGTATTCTCATATTCTTATCTCTATATCTATATCTTCTATTCTTATCTCTTATATATATTATATCTAGTAAACTAAGAATTGTATAATATTTTTTTTAAATAAAATATTTCTAAATAATTTTGTAAATTACTAAAGAACTGAATATATATAATTATATACATACTAAATACTACAGAATAATTATACTCTATAAACAATAGAGATACATTATACGGCCGTAACGGCCAATAAATGTTATATATTTATTTTAGTTATTTTAGAATAATAATTATACATTTCAGTTTTATTTAGTATTATATAAATATCTTCTTATCTTCTATCTCAGCTTCATTAAGCTACAGTTCTTTGAAATTTTAGAAAAATATATTAGAATAATTTAGAATAATTATTAGTAAGAAGATATGTATAAAGGACTGAGTTTCTAGACATTGCTCAGTCTTTTCTCCAAATGAAATGTATAGTTGAAAGTTAAGAGAGGGGTTTCATATCCCTCTCTTTTTTACTTACCTATCCAGTATGAACCAATGTATGGGTTCTTCTCTTTCAACTGCTTACAGTTCCATCGTTTGGGATCGAGTTTAATATCAGTAAATTCTTGTTGTATTTCACTTCTTCCACCCACAGTAATGAACTTCATTCTTTTGTATGTACCATCTCCTTGAGATATTTCACCATACCAAATTGGAAAGTTATGTTCTTCATTGTGGTATCTCAGTTTATCTGCATTGTAGAGGTGAAGCCATCCTTCGTGGTTTACAACAACTAATTTAATTTGAGCATCACTTACCCAGCAACTTGGTTTTTTAGATGTCATACATTTAATTTCAATGATTGGATATTTGTACCAACCTGAATAACTCTTGACTTCTATTCCTCCAATATCTGACCAACCATCAGGTCTATCTTTACCTCCCATTGGTTTGATATGAAGATGTGGGTTCTTAGTTGCTAATGCTTTTAAAACTCTGAATTCTTGTTGCGTTCCCCACTCAAACGCATCTTCCCATTTATATACTGCTTTCATGCTTCCTCCTAATGATAGCTTTGCTGTATCATCTATAGCAGAGGTTTTTTCCTACTGCTGGTTGACGATAGACAGCAACACAACTCAACACAACTTAACTCAACTAATATAAGTATCTTTATCAGGAGTTTTTTCTTAGAATTTTGCACAAAAAAAGAGACAAAGCGCCTGACTACCTTGTCTCTTAGTTTGTAAAGTTATGTTGAGTTGCAGCTATTCTTGGAGGAATAACATAAATTAATTGTACAACTTAACGGTTATTTCGTATATCAGCTTTTATCTCTTTCATCTGCTCTTCTAAAAAATATAAGCGTTGGTCTAATTTAGTGATAGCTTCTTTAAATAGCTCTCTATCCTTCTCAGCATCAAGCAATATTCGATCGATACTCTGGTTCTGGAAATGCACAAATTGTCGGTTCATATACAAAGCAACAATGACAGCAGCCGCAGGGCCAGTTAAGAAGGGTATAAGTTCCATCAATAGTGTTTCCATATCTTACCTCTCAGAAGGACGAGGATGCTGGAGAATGTATTTCAAGACTCCAGCCCCTATAAATACCTATTTAGCTTATTAAGCGGACTTATTAGCCAAGTATCGAACTTCTAGAGTATCAGATGCACTTAAGTTAGCACCAAAGGTAAGAGTTGTGGTACCATCTGTGGTTGAAACTGTATACTCATCAGCACCTGAAGGACTGCTTTGTACTTGCTTTTGCAACAAACCGTTTTTAAATGCAAGAACCATCGCGATCATTGCATCATCTACTTCAGCTGTTAGGGCAAATGATAATGTACTTCCATTTGGTGAGTAGTTGTCTGAGTTACTCTCAAAATTAATTTGAGCATATCCAACTTCTCCATTACCAATTTTACCAGCAGTAACCGCAAGGTTTGCAATTTTAGCAGTTGAAACAGCAGCATCAGCAATTTTTGCAGTAGCAACAGCAAGGTTTGCCAATTGTGCACCATCAACTCCACCATCTGATATCTTAACACCATTAGCACCAACTGCAAGTGTCGATCCGTCAAGGTCGATTGCGACTGTAGCAGCACCAGAACCATTGTAGGTAAAGTCAGCAATACCATTCCCATCAGTTAAAGAGTCAAGGTTAGTTCCTAAGTCTTTACCTGAAATACTTCTTGCAGCCAACTTACTAATAGCAATAGCAGCAGATGCGTTAATTTCTGAGTTGGTAATGTCAAGAGCAAGTTTGCTTTGAGCAATAGCAGCGGAAGCATTGATATTTGCGTTGACAATATCAAGTGACAACTTTGATTGCGCGATTGCGGCATCACTTGCTATTTTTGCATTGTTAATAGCACCATCTGCAATTTTTGCATTAGCAACTCCACCGTCTGCAAGACTAATACCACCTGCACCTAATGCGAGTGATGAACCATCAAGTTTAATTTGTAGTTCACCAGTTGCGAATTCCAAACCTTTGTTTGAAGCCAGGTCAACAGCGATAGTATCAGGTGAAGTAGCAGTATCAATACTAATACCATCACCACCTTGGAAACCATCGATAAGAGAACCTGTAACGATAGTGTGAACATAAGCGGTAGTAGCTGGCGATGTGGAATTGTCAGCCTCTGCTTTTGTTGCGAATTGAACACCTGATGCAGCTCTAAAGTCGAACGAGCCACTAAGGTTAATTTTGCCAGCTTCAATACTTTCGTTTTGTATCTGGACGCCTCTAATTTGAACAGCCATAATTTATATCTCCTAGCTTTGTGTTTTAATTTCCGGTGAGAATATCACCGATAGTTTATCACCCACCTGCGGCACCGTGGCGATTGTGAATTGAGTTGTTGAGTCGACGGTTATTTCGCTTCCTTCTGGTGGGCCTTGGAAAAGACCATTCAAGAATACATATATCCGTGACGATTGAAATTGTTTTGAAACTGTAAATTGTGCTGTGCTTCCATCTATTTGCGATGTTAAGTCTTCGGAGGAAAGGTCCGAACCTTGTAACGGTACAAATGGTCCTGCGAAGGCGATCTCTGCTGGCATACATCACCTCCCTATTCGAACCACGCAACTTGCACCTCTGTAACCGTAAATGTTCCTGCATCTGTCTTAGCAAAAATATAAAGGTTATCATTAGGTGCTGCGTGAAATATATCAACTTTAAATGTGCACGAAACTGTGCTATCTCCGACGGCGTTTTCCAAAGTGGATTGGGATGGAGGCAAGAGAAGTCTTGTTCCATTCTCATCTTCATATCCTTTGAGTATAACGCTTGTTGCATCACCACTTATTGTTCCTTTAAGTCTTACTAATTGTATATTGCCAGAATATATTCTTCTAGTTTTTATTGAACTTGCACTTCCACCGTCATCAACTAAGTTTAAGTTTATTTCTAATTTTTTGTCTGTTCCATAATTTGTATCAAATGTTGTGTTAACAGTTGACCTAATTCTGTGCACAAACTTTCCAGTTTTACCCATCATCAACCTCCTCAGGGTGTCCTATTAATATCTTATTTTTTTCCTTTCTTCTTCTTTGGAAAGTCAATACTTCTTGCCTTCCCACCCCTTAGAACAGAATTTACACGAGCCATTGCCCATTGATGTGCTGTCATACCTTTTCTCGATCCGCTACTCATGTAAGCAGCAAGTCCTTTATCATATGACTTCTTCAGTTGTGAAGGTGTAAATTTACTTTTTGCCGCCTTTTTTCTTAGGGCTGCCATTACGCCTTTTCCCTTTCCTTTTGACGACTTTTTTGCTGGGCTTTTTTTTGCTTTTGCCACGCTCTTTCTCCTCCATCTTCTCTCTTAAAGCTGCAGCTTGTTTTACCTTGCCTTGCTTGTAGAGTTTCGATGCTTTTTTAATTAGTTTTGCACGCTTGCTTCCTTTCGGAGCACCATATTGTTTAGGTAAAGACTTTACCTTTGCCTTTCTTTTCATTTCTTCTTCTTCTTAGGAGCCTTTCTTTTGATTGGCTTCTTAGCAGGTTTCTTTTTCTTTATCGGCTTACTTTTGTATTTGTATGCTGGCATTTTATTCTTCCTCTTGTTGTTGTTCTGGTGTTTCCACCGTTGGTTCTAGAGTACATGTCGCCCATTGCGTGGTAATTACTAAGGCCATACCTACAAAGCCAACACGAATTTTATTCTCGTTCATCCATTGTATTAATTTTTGCATAATTACTCCTCACATCTGCATGGGTCACATTGACACTTCTTACATTCGTCACTCATTTTTTCCTCCGAGTTTTAGTTTTCTTTTTGGCTACACGCCCTTTCGTACCTGTAGTTTTCTTTGGACTGGATGCTGACCATAAGTCTTTGCATGCCCAGTATTTTGCTGTTGTCTTGTCTTTTGCTTTATCACATCCATGACGCGCTCTAAATGACTTTCTTGCAGCTTTACTGATGTTATGGCCAAAACCTTTCGCACCATAGTGTATAAGTTTTTTGCGACCATTCTTCATTACAACAACCATCTTCTTTTTGTTGGGTTTGTATGAACGCGCGGGTTTGCCGACCTTCAGTCGTTTCTTTGCTGCTGCTGCTTTTGATTGTTTTTTAGCCATCCCTATAATACCTTTTATTTTTCAAATTTCTCTAATGACTTGTCAAGTCTTCTTTCTGTTTCTTTCAATGCTCTATATTCTATTTCCAAGTCGCGTGGTACACGAACTGCACGCTTCTTTAAAAATAAATAGTCAAATGCAGGTGTGATAAAAGGTGCTTCATCCTTTCCAAAGTAAGTTAGTTCTGTATTTGGTGGTGCTTCAATAACACCTTCTCTAACCAGTGCATTGTAATAGTCATTGAAACCTCTTTGTATACCAGCACCTGCTAGAATTAATTGGTCAGCCAAATAATAATTGTATCCAGTGCTGCTTCTAAAACGGTATTGATAACCATCAAATGTTGGTGAACCCGGTACTCGTCTTTCCAAAGGTCTTACTTCAATGTCATACCGATCGAGATAATAGTATGGGTTACCACCATCTGCCATTAAATACATCATCATTGTGTGAGGTTGCATTGATAAGAATTGTGAACCATAAATACCTTGTTGCATTTTAAATAGTTCTTTTGCCGGCACACCTTTTTTGTAGTCAACATCTAGTTCTCGCATAAAGTCTATCATTGGTAGATATAAGAAGTCTGCTATACCTTCTTTAAAACGAGTTGATGTATCTTCAGTTCTACCTGTTGCAATTGATGTGGCAAAACCTGTTAACTGACCGATCGACATAAGTGAACCAATGTATGGTGACCTCATGTATGTTTCAACAATTCTATTCTTGCTATCATAACTATCAGTCACATCTCTCAATGCCAGTGCCTGTAATGTTTGGTCACCTTGCGTGTAATATGTTCCAAAAGCGCGTGATAAGTCAAGGTGATATTTACTCATTGCTGCAACACGAAGAGCACCACCTGATGTTGTAAATGCTTTTAATAATTCTAATGTGCTGAGTGTTGTGAATGACATATACAATGCCATCTTTCCAAAACCTCTTCTAAATGCTGGTGGCATCTTACCATAGTCCAACATTACCTCTCTTGCCATCAGAGCAGCACTATCTACAGATGCACCTTTTTGCAAAGCTGCTACAAATATAGACTCTCTAAATGCACGATCAGTTTCGTCTGCCCACCTCATAAATGGAGACATTGTAGGTGAAAGAGGTGAAGCTAATTCTGATGGACCTGATAATATATCTTGTGTTGCACGACGACCGTAACTGGCACCACCTGCAAAAAAGTCTTGCATATATTTTTTCGGGTCTAATGCACCTTTAAAGTCACCGGAGGTTTTAAACAATGCACCATATCCAGGTACACCTCTTGTAAAGCGTTGCCATCCTGATGCTTCTAGTGCAATATCACTATAAAATGCGTCACCTAAGTTGATACCTTGTTGTGACACACCTAAGTTGCGTCGTGTAAATTCTTGATAGACCTGAGCGTATGTAAACCTGGTGCCTGGCAGAATGCTATCTGGAGCTGCTTGCGCCATATACCTTAGTTTCCTATAAGGCGTCAAACCAAGTACACTGCCAAAGGTCTGTGAAAATACTGTTGGCCAATACTTTGGATTGGTCACATATGTTATTAAATTAGCGGTAAGTAAGTTTTCCATTTGATAAGGAATGTTTGGAACCATCTTACCACCTAACTGACCTGATACGAATGTTCTTCGCAAACCATTGAAGTAGTAATTCATCATTCCTTGTGCATATTCACTAATGTCTCTGTTTCTTTGTAGCTTGCTGAAGTTTTGTGTTACTATGTCAGTATCTAGCGCACCTAGTTCTCTTATAATTTTGTTAATACTATCTAGTTCTGCTTTTGCCATAGGATATAATATATTTCTGTCAAAACCTTGCGGACCTTTAAACTCGATCTGTCTTAATTTATAGTTGTAGTTTTCCATCAAGTCTACAGGTGATACTTGTCTTTTTAATGCTGTGACCTCAATGTAGTTTGCCATCGCGTTTGAAGCACCACCATCTAACATTGCTAAAAACCTTCTTGGGTCTAGTCCACTTTCTTTATATGCTTTACCTATTTGATTGTCACGCATTGCAAAATTGTCTATCATTGCTTCTGCTTCTGCAAAATTCATGTCATTAATTAAGTCATCAAGTCCATTTGTAATGCGATACTCAACCAAGTCTGTTATTACTCTTTGCATTGTTTCATGTGATAAAGGTCGACCAAAGGTGTTATATGCTACTTTTGCTGCACCTCCTAGTGACTGTGCAAAAGGTTCTGTTACAAATGTTTCATTCAATGCAGTTTTTACAATTCTATTTACTTCTTCGCTTACCATTACGGCAGCGATTGCATCATTTGACTTAACAACTTTGTCCAAACTAAACTCAGGATATTTTTGTATAATGTCTGCAATTGTTTCTTCTGCTTTTGCAAATGCTGACATATCACCAACATCTATTTTTGAAATTAATTCATTGACTTCTGCATTAATACGAGCATTTGGTCCAAGAACAGCATGAACATATTTCTTTGCAAACACATTCATACGAAGTTTGTCAAATATGTCTGGTGCTTTATTTATTGCATTGTACATTTGCTGTTTAGACATCGAGCTTATTTCTGCAAGACTAAAGCCTTTTTGCTGCAAGTAAGCAACTGTTGTATAAATACCTTTTTGTTTTTGTACCGGACCAAAACCTTCAAACAAATGACCAACCGGACTTCTTTCCAAAAACATACCAACTCTTCTGGAACCTAAAAATTCTGTATCTGGTGCACCTCTCAACATAGCAAATTCATCCTGTAACTGATCGTAATTACGAGCAACATTACCAAATGCACCTTTCATTGACCGTTCAAGTCTTTGTACACCTTCATTAACTTGTGTGTTAAATATCTGTGTTGAAGCACGGGTTTGTGCAGTTTGTGCCTGAACATTAGATGGTTTCTTTAACAATGGGTCTGTAACTTTTGCTATAGCTTTTTTAATGTTGACCGGTGTATATGAACGATATGCTTGCTTCAATGCAGTCAAACCTATAGCACCTCTTCTCTCAAAAGGTTCAACCGCTTCTTCTAAAACGCGTGCACCTTTTGCTTTAAATGCAGAGTCTGATGCATCAAGCACCAACCTGTCAACCATTCTATTAGTTATGTAAATACTTTCAGCAGTTGTCAATTCTGCTTTACCTGCCAGTTCTGCAAGATATGAGTCACCTGATACACGAGCTATTTCTTTAACTTCTTCAGCGTCTAATAATTTATATCTTATTCTACCTGTATCGTCTGGAATAAATTCAATAACATTTGACTTACCATCTGTTGTTAAAACATCTACAATTTCGTCTTTGTAATTTGCATCCATCCATTTCTTACTAACAATAACTCGATCCGTTAGCATGATGTAGTCATCAAGACCAAACTTAGTTGTTTCTTCTAATGCAACACCTCTTAATTCTCTTCTTCTATCCAGTACTTTTTCTGCATCTAGTACACCAAAGTCATCAATAACATTTGTACCTCTTTCCAAAGCATCTTGTGCCATTGGTCCTAATATTTCTGTTTCTGACTGTACTAATTCTTCCAGTGCCTTTTTTGCCTGTTGAGGTGACATGCTTTCAACAGCACCAAATGCTCTTGCTCCAATGATGCCATTATCAGCTGATAAATTTAATGCTCTTCGCCCACCTCTTGCCTGTAATTCTAGAGCCTGTACAAAGTCTGATGTTTGGTCTGCTACTTTTGCACGAACTGAACTAACTTCATCAAACAATGTGTTTCTTATATTTGGTAGGTCATCAAGTGCACCAGCCAATGTTTGACCGTCTGTTAATTTTGCAATAACCTTTGCATCTGCTGCGGCTGCCATTGTAATAGGTGCTTTTGCTGCAATTGCTGGTAGTACTTCGTCGCCTAATTTTACAAATGCAAAGAGTGGGTTACCACCACCAGCAAGAACATCTAAGCCAAACTCACCAGTTCGAAGCGCGGTTCTTCCTATTTTACCCGTTACTGGAGCACCTGCTTTACCAGCTACAAATTCAACCGCACCTCTAACAGCTTTTGTAGGTTTACCAAGTGTTGCGATCGCCTTTGACTTACCAACAGGAAGAGGAATTAAAAATTCACCAACTGTACCTGCTAGAAGCAAACCATCTTTTGCACTTGCAGGTAATTCTGCACCAAACACACTATCTATTTCTGCCAAGTCGTTACCAAGACCACGCATTGTTGCGGTTTCTACCAAGACTTCTTTTAAATATGCTTCACCCATACCAAGTAAGTCATCGTTTGCTACAGCTTCTGTATATTCTCTTCTTGGTGCCTTCAACATCTCTTGTAGTTCTGATGTTTGTGTTTCTTCTTCTGCTGGTGTTCTATCAATTAAACCTAAGTTTTCTGCACCACTCATTGCTGGGTTAACAACTAGTCGTAACAAACCTGCTGTATCACGAAGTATCATCATACCTGCAGACTCAGTGATAACATCTGGGTTTTCAATATATCCACCTTGATAAAGAATATTTCTCATTTGTGGTGAGTATTTTGTTGTCGTTAATGCAGTCAAACCTTCTGCACCAAACTCAATGAACGGATCAGTAATTGAAGATATAAGACTTTTCTCAACAGGAAAATTTTGCTTTATTCTTTTTGCTTCAGAATTTGGAAAACCTAACTCATCTCTAAATGTCATATCAATTATTTCACTGACATATGCATTTGCAACCGGTTCTAGTTCTTGTTTAATTACTTCCATTTCATCAACTGAGTAACCAAAAAGTTGTGGTGATGACAGAGGATTGATACCAATAGCTTCAATGTCTTCTTGTTTTTGTACCAATTCTTGTAGTACATCACCTTTCAAGCTTTCAAAATATTGGTCTCTTGCTTGCTGAGTGGTAAGTTTTGGTGTTTGTGTTTTATTTAATTTATCCATCAACGCATTTTGTGCATTTTGGTTATCTCTAAATGTATTGATGTTGCCAGCAGTAATTTGTCTAATTTTGTCCATCTCTGCTCGTTTTCTTTCTTCTTGAGCAGATATAGGCAAGACTTGTGGTGCCAAAGCAGCCTTTGCAGTTTCTGTTAATGTCATTTCATCTGCTAATTCTGGTTGCATTAACAAACGACCAGGTGCGACTGGTGTAGGTTTAATATCGAAAGGTTGTACACTTCTTGCCTTTCTTGGTGACTTTACAGAAAAGACTTCTTCATTTGCTCTATCCTGTGCAGTTGTTCCTACTTTATCGAGCTCCCCTTGTACGAACATTGCTTGGTCGGCACGATATGAGTTAATGTCAGGGTCAAGAGATATTGACACATCCATTGCATTGTAACCTGCAGGAGGTGGGTTTGCTGACTCATATTGTACACGATATAGTTCACCTAGTTGCACCTCATCTGGAAAGCCTTCTGACTTATATCTTTCTACGGCCGCAGAATATACTTCCTGCTGCTTTTCGTCTAGCAGGCCCGGGATAATAAGGCTTTCAGCTTGAAATACATCCTTGTCCATCTGCAAAGCATCTAGACTTGGTGTTTCTACATCTGTATCAGGGTCCAAACCCGGTGTTCTTCTTTGTTCAAGTATAGGTTGTTGTGTGGGGACTGGAGGTCTAGCAGCATCTTCACTCTTTTCTGTTCTAATTGCGTCAAGAAACTCTTGTGCGCCTGACATGTCGCCTTCGTTATACAGTTCCCTATAAAAGTCCAACTGTCCTTCTTCTAGCTCTTTGGCTGCTTCTTCTGGTGTAGGTGGCATCTCTATTTTCCTGTTTTATTGTAGTATTCCATTGCTTGCTTAAATTGTTCTGTATCTTTACCAAACTTTTTCTTGACAACTGTTCCATCAGCCTTAATAAACTGTACAGTATTTACATCTAAGAATTGATATCCAAAACCTTTATCAGCACCATCTTTGAAATAAGTTTTACCAAACTCAATACCTGCTGGTACCTCAGGTGCATCTGGTACTTTCAATTCTGTGGTTGTTGCTTCAACCGGTTGTGGTTTTACACCAGTTGCTTCTTCAACCAATGCTTCCAATGACTTAGCAGGACCTTTTCTTATAGCATCACCTGATGCTAAACGCTCCATAAAGAGTGCTTGTGGGTCGTCTAATTTAATTTCATCAAGCAGCATTTGTGATGTAGGTGTACCGTCTAATTTATCATATTGCTTCATAAATTCATCAACACCACCAACTGACTGAGCGTGTTGACGAAGTACTGCTGCTTGTTGTGGTGGTCTAGCTTCCATCAACCTATCAAAGCGTTTTTGTACACTATCCATTGTTTCACCACCGGTGATGCCAAGTTCACGATCGCCTTCCATTCTTGGTTTGAGTGTCATGTCTGCTGCAAGGTCGAGTTGTTTTGCATACTCATCTTTTTCTTTTCTACCTGCCATTCCTATACGACTAGAAAACAAGTCATCAAAGCCACTCATATCGATACCAGCTTTCTTGATGTCTTTAATTATTTGTGGTCCTGATAAACCTTGTTCTTTGGCTGCTTCATCCAATGCAGCAACTGCGTCAGTCTTTGCAACCTCATCTTGTTTTGGAGGTGCAAGAGCAGAACTACTTGCATCACCAACTTCTGCTGGGTTTTGTTGAGTATAGTGAATTGCAATACCTAGTGCAACCTTTCTTTGTTCATCATCAGCAATTAAGTCTTTTAATAATTGGTGTACATCTGTATCTCTACCATTTCTTTTTGCTTCCACAACTTGTCTTGCTGCTTTGATAACCGGGTCACCTGCATCTACATCTTCACCAAATAGACCGGTTACACGAGCATCTGTTCCACCAACTGAGTTATAAGCTTCATAATTAACTTGACCTCGTTGTGTCAAACCTCGCATTTGTTTTTGTTTTCTTAATTGTGCTCTTTGTGCAGGACTGAGTGGTGCATATTGTTCAGAATATATTTGTCTACCACGATCGATAATTCTACCTAGGTCAACATCTTCACCATATCGAGTTTCCATTTCATCTTCAAGGCTTTCTAACCTTTGTTTAATTTCATCTCGTTCTTTTGCATATTTTGTTTGGTCTTGTGGTGACATTGCTGTCAAACCAGGTATGTCTATTCTAAAGCGTGGTTGTCCTTCTGCAGCTGTAACAACTTTACCTTTATCATCAAAGAAAATTACTTTACCATCTTTGTCAACCTGAAAATAGTCTTTGTCAATTTGGTCAAGTCTTGGTGCTATTTGTCTTTGCTTTAATTTTTCATCTGATAGTGACAAAGCATTTTCATCAACACCCATACCACCTGCTGCCTGTGTACGAAGAGCAGCACCTGTAAATGTTTTACCTTGTGCAGTCGCAGCATTTTTCATAGCAGCGATCAGTGCTTTTGCCAATACAGCTTTTTGTAACTGGTCTTTACCTGCGCCTTTACCACCTACATTTTGTAAAGCTCTATCAAATGTGGTTGACACAGAACGACCTGCTCGTAAGTCTGCTTCCATTGCTTGTCTAATATCAGGTACATTAAAACGACTAATATCAAAACTATCTTCTGCTTCTGAGCGTACTTTTTGTCTAGCTTTATTATATTGTAGTCTTTGACTGTCTTGCATTTTGAGGCGTTGAGTTACTTGTGCTTCGGTAACACCACCTTTTCCACTGGTTGTTTTAAAACCTGTAGCAAGAGCTCTTTCATAGTCGGCTAATTTACCTTCAAGGTTTTCGATCCGATCAGCAAGCATCGTAAATTCTTTTTCTGCAAGTGCAATGCTTTGTTGCATTCTTTGCTCATGCGTTTTAAAATACGCATCATTATATAATTGATATGTAGGTTCAGCCATTAGAACATCTCCAGGTATTTAGCAAGTTCTGGGTCTATACCGGTACTTTCTTCACCTCGTCTAAACGCCATCTCTTCCATCATTTTATTTTGCATATATAAGTCTGAAGCACTAGAACCAGCAGCACCAAGAAATGCTGATATTGCAGACATTTTACTTGCATCTCTTGCACTTTCACGAGCTTGTAAGTCTCGTATTTCTGCTTCTTGTTGTCTTGCTCTTGCTATATCTGCTTGTGCCACCTTTGCGCTAGCTGCGTCAATAGCTTGTGCTTCTGTTTCTGATTGTTGCATTAATTGGTTTAGTGCATCACCGCTTGATAAAGCGCCTGATGAAGCCAATAATGCTTGTTGTCTTTGTAGTCTTTCTTGTGCAAGTGCTTGTTGTGGGTCTAATAAAAGCCTGTTCATTGCTGATTGTTCTGCACCGGTCAAACCTAATGCACTCATTTCCTCAAGTCTTTCTAACTCTTTCAACCTATCTTCTTGTGCATCACCAAAAAGTCTTCGACCTTGTGCGATCTGACTACCTGCTGCGCCTATTCCTTTTGCTAGTGCTCCACCTGCTAATATTCCAATTGTAACCGGGTCCATAATTAATGCCTCCTATTATATGCCTTTTTTTTACACCCTGTAGTAGGCGCATAATGAATAAGTAAAAAATTTAAGTGGTACTGCTCTAGTATTCGAGCGTACTTGTAAAAATATGTGATGATATCCTGCTGATACGACAGGAAAAATAGCATGCGTTTGATAGTATCTGCGTCTATAAAAGCCTGGAATGTCATTACCAAGTCCGGATGTGACTGATAAGTCTTTTTCTTTTGCAAAAACACATGATGTATAATTTAATGTTGTACCATCCAAGTCAGCAAATACACCAAAGTCAGCATTACCTGATACATTAATTGGTAGGCCTCGAGGTGAAACAGATAATTTTAACATTACATCAGCATCTTCTTCTAGATAAAAGCTTATTCCTGCACCTGGTATATTATCTGGGTTGTCAGAAAAGTCAGCAACAAATTTACCACCATATCCTGGGTGGAATGCAGGCATATCAGATGTTGCAGGTCCTTTAAATATTCCGCTCATCATTTCATATTCGTTATCGATCGGATGATATAGACCTTTCATAAAATGTTTGGCTTCTGCCCATTTACCAGATGTTTGTATGTCACCTGCTACAATGCCACCATTGAGATACTTTTTGATAGCATCCACATTTTGTTGAAATTCTTCTGCTTCTATCTCTGTATTTGTTGTAAATGTATTTGGTATAGTAAGTGCCATTATGCCCCCGGAGTTGCGTGTACAATGCAACTAGTTTGTATTCTTTCAATAGCGATCGCACCTTCAACACCATAAAGAGGTATCGGGTCACCATCAGTGTTGGTTCTTGACGGATCGCATATTTCATATTCTAAGAAAGCGCCGATGTCTTGTCCAATACCACCACCTGCTGACTGTGCGTGCATACGCCAGTAACCTGATATATAAAGTTGGATGCCAAATAGTTTTTTGCCAGCAGCTACATCATCTTTTACTTTAAATGTAAATGTACCATAGTGGTTTTGTGGACCACCAAGAGCATTATTGTTGTCAGCACCATCCTTGTCACATTGCTTCATTATGAAAGGTGATGTTGAAACATCCGATGCTGCAACAAAAAGCTCTGGTATAATGGTCACATGGTCCCATCGTCGTTCATCAAAGTCAAAATAATTGTTAGAAATAGAGTTGATACCAGTAATTTCACTAGGGTCGAGGAAGTCAGTGCCATCTACAAGTCCTGCCTGTTTTGGTGTTTGAAAGTCACTATCAGTCAATGAGTTTGATGTGACATTAAATTTAGGATATATTATCCAGAACCATTCACCAACACCACTACCATAAGGTCTTGTTGCACCACTTCCGCCATCTTTTGTAGTTGTATCAACTAATTTAGATAGCAATTCTGTTGAAGGTGTATGATGTAAGTTATCAATAACATTAACATTAAAATTAACTGATATTAATTCATTACCTGCTAGGTCTACACCTGCTGTACCATTTAGTCTTAATTTGGTACCTTTACTTATTGCTGTGTTTGTTGTACCTGTGTCGTCGTGGTTAAGTGGTACTTCTTTTGGTTCATTAGTATCAACAGAATATGAATTGTATCTTGCATCAGTTGCTGGTAATGTACCAAAAGATAGTTGGTAACCATTATTTAATTGACCAACTTCTCTAATGTGCAAGCTTTCTGATAAGTTACGAAAGTCAATACCTTCTGATCGCATGTTTTCTTCATCAATATCACCTGAACCTAATGAACCTTCCAATGCATTATTGTTTGCATTTATTTCTGCACTATCAACCGGTCCATTGTCCGGATAGAATGTTTTTAATTTTACTTCAGCCATTTTCTTCTCCTATCTGTAGTAATTATGCGAATATAATTGTCCGCCCCAATAGCTTAAAACTACTTGGTCACTACTTTCACTCAGCAACGCAGGTACTCTTGCACGAATTGATATTTGTTGTGTACCTTTTGAAATAGGTATTTGTACACTTATATTAGTTGTAAAGAACATCTGAGATAATGCAGGACATAAGTAAACAACAATACCGTTGACTAAAACTTGCCATTGTACACGCTTTCTAGCAACCTTTGTTGATGTAAAATTTTTGTAATAAGCCCAATATTGTGGAATGAAAGTATGACACTTCCATTGAACATGTAGCATTCCTTCTTCTGTATCGATACTATCGCTAGTTATTTCAAAAAAGCTATCACCTTGTGCAAGAGGAGGTTGTGTATAAACATAGCCTCTAATTCTATTACCTCTTGGGTTTTCATCACTTATGTTTGTATTAAAGTTAGTATCATTTGTACTATCAGCAAAAGGTATATGAATATTGTCTGATGTTTGTGCTGTACCTAATGCTTGACCATTGACACTGTTTGTACCAATACAGTCTTCAGGTAAATTATCTCTATCCATACCACCATTTACAACAGATGTGTAATTAGAATATGCAATATCAAATTGCCTACCTTCTACAATACAGTCTCTTTCAAATGTGGTTTTACCCCATCTGTATCCCATTACTGCACCCCCTTTCCTTTTATGGTTTTCTTGGCATCAACTTGATATTCAACAGAGTAACCAACAAATTCAAACTGCCCAACAACATCTAACTCAAAAGCAAACTCGGATAACGCACCGGCTGCGTGTATATCATACCTCACCTGAGTAAGAAGTTTATCCTGAAAATTAACCTTATCAAAGCGATATCTATCATCATCATATATTGGCTGGTCTTTATGGTCTGCTCTTTGCATTGTTTGCGTACCTGCTGCGTATCCAGTTTCCCAACTTCTATCTTTATATACTTTAACATTGGGTGTAACATCACCTTTTGTTAGCACATATAAGTACAAATATTTAACATACTTCTTTTGTTGAGGCAAACCAAAGTCCAACCAAGCACTTCTAAATTTACTACTTACACCTTCTTTTTCTGCAATATCGTCAATACCTGGTCCGGTAAATTCATATCCATCGATCCGATATCCTGATATTACAAATAGACCACCTTTTGCAGGACCACTTGATGGACGACTAAAACCTGTATATACATTGTTAAGGTCATACCCGCAGATAAAATTACCATCTTTGTCAGTTGTAATGCTCTTTACAGGAAAACTATCGCGTTCTGAGAATGTGCCGTTATCAACATGATATACGATACCTTTGTTTAAAAATGTTTGACCATCAATGCAAAAGTAATAATGCAGCTCTCTCTCACGCTGGCTGTAGGCACCAACTGCAGCAGGTAATTTATCACGACTTGCTCTTTCAAAAAACTCCTGAATTGGCTGACTTATCTTTTCTAATTTTAAGTCTGCACCACCATCAAGTCCACCACGAAGCAAGTATATACCGTCTTGTGACATAAATGAAAGTCCTAAGTTTGGTATCGGTACAATGGTGTGAGGTGATAGCGTACCTACACCTTGAATGAACGGCACCAAATTAAACCCATTCACGCTATCACCTCTAATAAGGTCTATTGCATTCTCTCTGAACACCAAGAGAGAGTTGTAATATGGTGCCAGACCCGTTATATCCCCACCTTCACGCGTACCCACCTCAAAATAAGCCGATGCTGCATATGTATCCGGTTGCAGCGGTTGTGAGTAGTACAGTCGAGTAGGGTCCATCTCACCACCATCGATGAATAAAACATTTTTAAATGTTGCTGAAAAACGACATGCTGGTGACGGCATAAGTACAGATGATGTAGCACTTGGTGCTTGTGAAGCTAGTTCAGAATCAGCAGCAAAGTCAGTATAAGTTTCGTCTGAGTTATTATTAATTTGTCTAACAAAGAAAAAAGTATTACCGTCATTTTTAGTTCTATATAAACGCCTTGCTTTTGTTCCATTAGGACCGGTAGGTATATCAACAATTAAACCAGTTATTGGTACACCTGTGCCTGCACCTCTTGTTGTTGTAGCAGCAGTGACTTGTATTTCATTTGACTCTTGACTAAGTGGTGACTCAGAACCTGCTTCATTTACAAAACTTACTTTGTATTTATGTCTTGTTGTTTCACCATTTGTATCTGATGTAACACCTCGATATGTATCACTTTTTGCAGTCCATATTTGGTCATTGAACATACTATCAGTACTATCAAGAAAGGTTTGTGGTACATCATCAGGGTCTCCAACACTTCTTACAACAGGTGTTCCAGGTATTTGTCGCCAACCTAAGTCATATATTCTATCTGTATTTTGTGAACCTCTAAATTTAAGAGGTCCATCAAGTCCATTTGTAATAATACAATATCGACCAAATGGTTCGTATGATGTATGAGGTTGAGTAGGTGTGGGCTTCTGTCGTCCGGTTTTTAATGTAATAAGGTTTTCACCACTTGGGTTAAGTAATAAAAGCCTTCCATTTGTTTCATACAAGAAATTTTGTCTGGCACCATTATGCTGCTGAAAACAATAGACACTATCTACTTCTCTTTGTAGTGCAGCTGCGAATGGACCAAACTCATTTTGGTTTGTAAAAAACTTTTCGAAACCTAACATATTGTGCCAAGCACGGGTCTTGGCATCATATTTAAAATTTTCTAACCTGTTTGCTGAGTTATCTGGTGCAGGTATACCAATATAAACTCCACCAAGGGGTAGGACCTCAAACTTTTGGTTTGTTTTCATAATTATGCTCCGTCTTTACCGGCGACTTTGGAAAGGTTGCGATAAGGACGAAGACGAAGAGGACCACTTTTAAAACCATTTTTGATGTAAAGTGCTGAGCGCTGAGTAAGCCATCTTTCTTCTATCTTCTGCAATTCCTTATCAGCTTTTCTTTCATAATACACTGCTTGTGTATCTTCACCATGTTTAAATAATACTTCCTGACATGCTCGATAAACGATATAACGATGTGTATCGTATGGTGACTCAGGTGTGTCAAAGTCATCTACAAGCTTGACTGGATAAGATATGTACCGAATGTTTATTGGCGTTTCCACAGTTGGTCGTGGATGTAACCGAATGCGCCATCTGGTAGTAATAGGTGCCTTGTGTCTTGCAAGCATTCTAAGCTTATCTACTGTATCAAGAGTAATGTTTGCTTGTGGCCAGTCTCTTTGCACATCATAGTCATCAATTAAGAAAAATGACATGTCATCTTGCTGAGGTATTTCAGTATATCGAGGACCGGCTAATTCTCTAAAAAAGTCTTCTTGATGTGTTGTACTATTGAAACCTGCCACGCTTTTTAGTCGTACATAGAAACGCTTACGAAGTCCTGCAACATTAAATTGTCTTGTATCAAGTGTATTGAAACGAGGAATGTTGTTTCCTTCACTAATTACTATTTCTTGTGCATCACTGATCGGACCTTCAACACCGTGCCAAACATATGCCATTGCAAATTCATATGTTCCTTGTGGCCATCCTGGTGTACCAGAGGTAGTTTCTACAAAAAAGTCTTTGTTTGCTCTTGGTATGAAATGTGTCACATCTTGGTAACCGCTTGGTTCACGATCGTATGCAAACCACATTGTAGGTGTTCCAGTGATGTCGTACCTGTAATTCGCTTGTTCTTCACTAACACGCGTCAAATTAAATATATGTCCTAGTGCATTACCAAGACCGCTTCCTGCTTCGTCAAGGTTTCTGATACCTACAGAAAGAATTTGAGCGCAGTCTTTTGGCAACATTAAATATCTTTGCAATGCCTGACCGGTAATGGTAGTTGCACCTACTGGACCTGCCCAGTTTGCAAATTGTTTGTTGTAGCTCATCTTGCTAACATGTAGTTGTGAGTTTCCGTTATCAATTTTGTCGATCACATAAATACCGCTGTTAGCGGCTGTGGTTGTGTCTGTAATTTTAAGGATGCTTCCTTCATGCGACATTTGACCGGAATTAAAAACTTGACCTATTCCTGTTGCATTATCTACACCTTCTATCATATTTTGTAGAAATGCGTTACCTGCGTTTGGTGTAATTGTAAGGTCTGTTTGTGTTACATCAGGTAATGTGTATGTGTCTAGACTTTTTTGTGCAAAAGTCCAAGGTTGTGTCATAAAGAAGTTTAGATAAACTTCATTGATGATATTATTAATTTCATTATTATATGCTGTCACATCCGGATTGTAGTCAATGATGTTTGCGACCATGTCGCGCATTTCTTTCAAGTTCATCTCTGCCTCTGTTTAAAATAAAGGCCCGCCCGGAAAGGGCGGGCCAAATTATATTCACTTATTCGAGTTAAATGAAACTAGAATTGCTTAAGAACAATTACATCAGCAGCATTAGCAGACGCAGTTGTCACAACATACCCAAGAGCAGGAATTGTTGAGGTGTTAGCCAAAACATCTCCACGACCTGCGGTACTTGTACCAACAAAGCGTTCACCAATAGCAGCACCTGTAGCGATGTTAGCAGAGGCTTTAAAACCTTTGATAACAACACGAACTTGTGCACCTGAGTCAACTGATTGGTCAGCAATACCGATTGCAACAGCGGTTACCCCAGCATCAGTTTTCAACTTCTTGACATATGACATCTTGTCACCATCGGAAGTTTTACTAATGTCGAGACAAACGAGGTCACCATCAGTGATTGATTCAGAAGCAAAGAATGTTTCCAACTCTTGTCTGTTTGAGACTTTAACTGAGTCTTCACCAACTCCACTTTCATCAGAAGCGAATAATTTTTGAATTAATGTACTTGTAGCCATGATATCCCCCTATTAGCTTGCAGCTGTTTCCGCATCTACAAGGATACCTTGTGACGCTAAATGTTCGAAGTAAACCTGCATACGAGTATAAACATTCGCTGATCGAGAAGCATAACCAGAAACATGTTCAAAGTCATCCATTTCGAACTGAGCGGCTGAGTCGAAACCAAGCTTCATGTAACGAGTATTTAGGAAGTAAGCAGAAATAATACAGTCACCAGTAGGTGTTGCACTTGGGTTTTGTACATCTGAACCAAGGAATGGAGTAGCAACAACCATTGCACCATTAAATGCTAATGCAAGTCGTCCACCATCAAGAACCTTTTCATCGATGTATCGTTCCTGGTTGAACAATAACTGTTTATAAGCCTTGTAAAACTGAGGAGAACAGATGATAAGGTCTGGAGCTGATCCGTCTGGAGTATTCAATTGACAGTTAATGTAAAGGTCTGTCATATCTGAAATTGCCAAAGAGTTACCTGCAGTTCCATATTGGTTTTGCAAACGAGAGAAGGTCGACTTAGCAAGTCCACCAACAGTACCTGCTGTTTGAGAACCAAATGCACGGTTTTCGAAGAAACCGGTAGTTGAACCACCACCATCAGCCCCACCAGCAACAGCATCGTCCATTCCGTTGAATGTATTAAGGTTACTAAGGATTGAAGAAGCGTTAGCAAGAATTTGCTTTTCTACTTCTCGTTTAAGTGCACCCATTACAGACTTCATACGAGCTTCAGCGATATCGATGATAGCGCGTTCGCCTTTGTTTGAAAGTTCTTCCGAACGAGTGATAACAATTGGAGCTACAAAGTCGCACCAGTTAAATTCAGCTTGACGCAAAGCATCTTTTACTGCCAAATTAACAGGTTCATATCCGCTGTCCAATTGAGTGATTGAAGAATGTTCTTCAAGAATAAGTGGTACATTTAATTTTTGTCCACCGTCATAAGTTACGACTCCGCCACGCTCACGCATCTTGTCTAAAAGAGGTGTTGCTTGATAAAGCTGGTCAACCTCTTCGTCCAAAAGAATACGGAGAGTCGATGAGAGTACATCATTTGATATAGCCATAATATTCCTCCGCTATAATTTTTTGTCTTGTTGTCATAATATTGTTTGTTTGTTTGCATCTGAATTGTTCCCGAAGGAGTTTCTGCAGCTTGTCCTCTCGTGATGCGTGAAAGGGGCTTGTCATTAAATACGGTTTTTTTTCCTTTTTATCCACCTTTTTGTGCTTTTAGCCATGCATATATCTCATGACCTTTCTTAAGATGTTTAGGAACCTTCTTAATATCTCTAGCTGTTGAACCTTGCGAAAGCTTAAGACCTACCTCTCTCATTCTACTAGTCCGGTTTGATAACTCTTCTTTGAGTTGACGGTTTTGTTCTGTGAGTGATCGACCTTTAACAATGTGATAAGCATCCTCAAGTGAAATATTTTCATTCGACTTCAACATATCTGCAATTTCTTTTTTGTAGTCCATTAAGTCAGGGTTTTCTGACTTAAATTTATCGAGTTGAGCTCGTTTGTTTAAACGATGTTGCTCTTCTCTCATAGGCTGCATCATTTCTTGCAGTCTTGCTGCGACCTCTTGTTGTATTCGAGTCTCGAAAGACTGTGTATCATAAGGGTCAAGCTCTACAGTTTCACCAGGTGTATTCTGTGCTATAGCATCAGCACCTTTCATTAGACTTTGTTGTAAGTACTCAAGTTGTCGGCGTTGTTCTGCCAATTCTTGTGTCTTACGAGTGTAGTCTGCACGAATGTTGCTAAGCAATGCACGGGCATCATCAGGTAATTCTGAAACTACCTTATTATAATTGATACCTTTGTGGCCACCTTCATCTAAACCTTCTACTTCAGTCAATGTTTCCAATGACATTTCTTCCGGTATTGCCTCTGCTTTTGCTTTATCAAGGGCTTCACCTACTCGGTCTCGTCCTTGATACGACTTATGTTTACTAGTACTTTCTGTCGTCTCTACTGTTTCACTTGTAGTTTCGATGTCAGTCCCAGCACTTTCTACTTCCACTGCGGTGGGGTTGTTGACTTCTTCGCTCATGTTTGCCTCCTATATTGTTATGCTTTCATGCGAGCCATAAATAATTCTTCTTCGTCTTCCCCTTTTGAAGGGTCGACCGTACTTACTGATATTGCCTCTCCTGACATCTCTTGAACAGGCATATCCATTTCAGCTTGAATATCACCCATTCCTTGAGGTTTGTTAAGAAAAGCTTTAAAACTTTTGTCCTGTGATGCAGCGTCAATTTTACCTGCGATCATTTTAAGGTCAGTATCATTTTCGACACCTGATAGGTCGAATTTGTAGTCATCCAAACCTGCATCTGTCACAGCTGCATTTACCATTTCTAAGTTACGCAAGAACTCAGGTGGTAAAACCTCAGGTGCTGACTTGAAACGCGGATATGTTGGTGCTTTAAATACACGGTTTGCTTGATTGAGTGCATCTACCAAACGGTTAAGTCCGTTAACAGAAAAGTCACCACTTAAACCTGAAAGTGCTTCTTCTTCCATAGCGTCCATTTCCTTTGCTTTCATCATTAATTTAGACTTCAGCATATCTTCATCCATCAATGCGTCTTGGTCCATTTTGTTTCTCATTTCTTCCATTATCCCTCTCCGGTGTTAAGAATTGCTTGTAAATTATTTGGTCCTGTCGGTTGCATTCCTTGTTGTAGTTCTACAGCGTCAGGTTGAATTGCAGCACCCGATGCTTTTGCTTTTGCTGCTGATATTTGGGCTTGAGCAGCCTGATTGGCTTCCTCAATAAAGCTTTCAGGTAGACCAAGAGCTCTTACCATCTCAGCGAGAAGGGTTGAAGCAGGTACACCTAAACCTTGTAATGTTGGTATTGACTGGATAAATTCACGCTTTCTCACACTTTCACTGATCGGTGTGCTTGCTTGGTCCTGAGCAAATACTTGGAAGTCACCTCTCAAGTCGCTTGCTTTAACCACCTCATCACGGTTGTCAATTACTACAACGTCACGGGTGTTGTCTTCTTCCATGTACATTGCCAACATAAAAATATAAATACGAGCCAACTCTTCAATGGTTGCATCTCGTTCTCTTGCCAGTCTACCTACCTCTGACGATGAATAGGCAGCAAGTGCGGCTATTTCTGTTGCTGAAGAACGAGTACTTTCACCTCTTGTAAATGGTGCTAAGATTGACCCTTTGTCTTTGTCCCTTTGCACTTGTTGGTAGTATTGTTCGAGTTCGGGGGGTGTGGGGTTCTGAGGTAAAGTACGAATAGCACCATTAAGGTCATCATCATCAACCTCAATAAACAGTCCATCAATACCTGATGTAACTTGTGCCATACTTTCTTCATCAAAGGTACCTCGCTTTACAATATATTGACGAGATGCTTTGCGAACACCATTAGCCTGAAAGGTTCTAATTAAATTTGTTTCATATATCTGGTCATATATTCGTTTCATTGCTGAATATCCTTCAATAGGACAGTCAGGCTTTCTATTAAAATAAAAAGGTACGATTGGCACAACTGGTTTGTTTTCATTATCTCTGAAAGGTATCATTTCTTTGTCCAAGAATTTTTCACCCATTGCCCAGTTTGGTGTGTAAAAGTATATCTGATCGTTCACCAGGTCATAAAATTCTATTATTTCAATATAACGAAACATCTCATCAGTACCTGAATAAGACTTCATTGAATCGTCTGCTTGGTTCATGTACTTGGTGAAGTAGTCTTTCTTTTCAACCGGTTCGTATTCTTTGTTACCAAATTTTGCTTTTGCTTCATGTAGAGGTATGTAGTATCGATGTCCCATATATCGCTGGTCTTGCAATCGCTTGGCATCTCTATCAAGGATAACATCCCAACAATTGACCGCCATCATATCCATACGCTTATAAATGTCCTCAGAATCAATTGGAAGCATTTTCATAAATGCCATAGGGTAAATTAATGCAAGACGAGAAGCGTCCTCTATCGTACTTCTGTGTTTCACCAAGAAGTCATTTGCAAGGGTTTGTGCTTTACGGCTGTCACCTACACCTCTAACTGATTGTTTAAATACGACACCTGGGTTGCGAGAGAACAGAGATGCAATATAACTTTCAATATAGCCATAAGCATCTGAGGTTTGTACTAGAATTTGCATATCGCTATCTAGTTGTTCCTTATCCCAGAAGTCAGTTTCATATGCGGACTTGTATTGCCACATCTCTCTTTGCATTTCATCCCAATAGCGATCGTGTATCTCTAAAATTCTTTTTACATCTTTTGGTTTAATATTGTAAGCCATTATTGTCCTCGTCTTCTAAAAGGTAATGGGCCGCGTGCTCTGATACGACGCGCCTTTGTTTTTCCAATGAAGTCTTCCATTAATTGTTTTCGCACCTCGTATAAGGAAGGTGCTGGTTTTATCTTTGCTCCCCATTGTGCGAGACAATAACTGATAACCATATCGTCTGTTCCGCCTTTGGGATGTGATGGTGCACCACCGTCGTTGCATATTGTATTCCTTAATTCTGACCACAATGTGCTTTCGAGCAAGTTAATATGCCCCTCACACATTAATTCACGCACATGGTCATAAATAGCCATTTTATTTTCCTTTCGTGTATTCCAGTCCTTACCAGTTTTGGTTTTGTAAAGGTTACGCATACCAAATTCTTTACACCGATATAGGACTAGTGAACCAGGACCATTAGCTTCTATGATAGTATACGGCTCATTGAACTCCCAGTAAATATCCCATATTTTATCTGCAAATTCTGCTGGTGCTATTTTATTACTACGATAATGGTAAACCGGTTGCAAGGTCGTTGCTGACACCACTGTAATAGCTGAGTAGTCATTACCTCCACCATGTGCCACATCAACACCCATAGCGAACCGATCGCCTGGTGCCGGCTCACAATACCACTTATCATCACCACCCAAGTCAAGAATATCAATGTTATCAAGAATATCTGTAGGAAAGTAGACATTGCTTGTGGTCATAAAGGCTTCATCAATGGTGGTAGGAAACTCTCGTTTAAATTTTTCTATACCCATTGTCGAAATTTGTGTACGACGCCAGTACATCTGCTGCTTTTGCAAACCCAGCTCTTGCATCAAATGGACCTCTTCTTCAGTCATAGGAGGTACACCATTCTGACCAAACATACTTTTCTTTTTATATAAGACATGCTTGTACCATGGGAAGAAACAGATATGCCAATTGTTACGGGGTGCTGCCATACACAAACGATGATAAGCGTCACCCGGTCCATTGGTGGTTGTTTCTATAATGACTTGTCCTTCACCAACTGACGCAATTGTGTTTGCAAGGAGTTCATCTTGGTTATCAAAGAATGCAAATTCACTGATATGAGCCGAACTAAAAGTAAAAGAGCGAGTTGCTCCTCCCTTACCTCCACCGGTAAAGCTTCGAAGTTCTGCACCTGTGTCGGAGAACTGAAGAGTTCGTGCACTCTGCTTTTTAAGTTTTCGCTGGAGTGGTTTAGGCATTGAGAAGTAGAAGCTTTTGTCGATGGAATGCAAGTGGTCTGCACTGTCTCGGGTGTAGCTAATGATCGCGTGTCTTGTAGGTTCTTGTTGGACATAGCATTTCCATAAAAAATATGCCCTGATGAGTGTAGAGCAGCCTATTTGACGGGCTTTGCAAACGACAATGCGTTTATGTGTCATCAGTGCATCGAGTAATATTTCTTGTTCATCATTGAGAACAAAAGGCACAAGCTTGTTTTTGGACTTATCAAATACTTTTAAAAATTTAAAAAAGTCTCGTGGCTCTTCTCTTAGTTTCTGTAAAAGCGGCGCAGGTATCTTCAACGGCTTTGCCTCCTTATCATAAAGAGCGCATCATATAGCACCTTTTCAAAACCTGGGCTTTGTAACTCTAAAATTAAAAACAGTTGCACTAATTCGTCTTTGGTCATTTTTAATAATTCATCGCGTGTATCCACCTTTCTACCTCCTCTGGATGTGCTTTGTTATATTTGATAATACTAGTCTTGTCCGCCTTCTAACACTTGCAAGATATCAGCAAACCCTTCATCAGAACCAAATGTCTCACGATACTTTATCAACACCTGACACAATTCCATAAAGGTACGAGGTGACATCTTCCAGTCATTCTCATCATTATTCTTTACTGCAAGAAGCATCACACTTTTGATGACGCCCTCTAGGTCACCTGCATGTATAGCCTTTTTCAGTCCAGCCTTGTAATTTAAACTTTTTCTAGCAATAGCCTTTTTTGTCTTATCATTCATCAGAACTACCCTCCTCTATATATGCACGCAATTTTTCCACTGCGCGATTGAGGCGTTTATAACTAGTGGATACAGCAACACCATGTTGGTCTGCAATCCACTGAAATGTTTTGCCCTCATAATAATACCACTCAACCGTTTCGCGTAACACAGGTTTTAACCTCGTCAACGCATGAGCCAATTGGTCCATCCTGTCCCACCGCCTCTCACGCTTCTCCTCATCTTCTTCTTCAAAGGGGTTGTACACATATCCATTCTGTGTTGCTACCCAGTCGAAGAGTTGCGGATCGCCGGTTGTCCAGTGTTTTCTATAGAAACGCCTATCGCTCTTATCCATCTTTGTCCATCTTGCCATATATACCATGCTCTGCCTCTGCCACTTATATATATATCTTGTTTATTTAAAAAGTATATGTAAATATTCTAAGAATATTGTATTATTATATATATCGCTTTTCTGCCTAGGAGTATTTTTTTATGACAATTTTTTTCGGGTGTATATTCGGACTATGCTATCTACTACTAGCGACCAGCGCATTAGGGACCTACCCTATCCATAACACAGATACTAGTAGGCCTATCTGTAGATATATTATATCACAGAGCGGATACTATTTACAAAAGAAAGTGGTATCACCTTCTCTTTTTTTTTATTGTAAGAGAGGTGATATTAAATTCTAGTTATGCATGTTCCATTATCCAGATACCATTATCATTGAAATAGACCTTATAAGCAGGGTCATCAATATCATATGAGTGGATACAACCATCTATCAAAACATCTATCATTTCAATTGAATATTCAATATCATCAATAGACTCAACTTCTTCTGGATATGCTTGTCTATACCGCTCGACTATCAAACCCCTGATATTCCTTAACTTAGACCTTAATTCTATTATTTGACCTTCCATTTCCTGGATATAATGGTCATTTGTATTGACTTTTGTTTCAAACACTTTTATCTACCTCATTTGAATGTATTAGTTGAATTTGCCTTTTTTATTAGGCATTTATATTATATCAAGTTATTTTCAAACTTACACAAATAAAAGCAAAAGAAATAAAATATCTTTTCTTAGATAAGTTATACAATGATACTGATACAGGGTATGATAGATATACGGTATCTACTCGTAGACTGATGTGTTCTGTGGTAAGATAAAAATGAATGGTAATTCATAATAGGTTATCACAGATAATAAATGAATGGCTATTCAAAATGTAGACTCGCTTGGTCTTTATCCTGGTCCATCGCGTTTTTGCTTGTAAATTCGATCGGTCGCTCGGTTAATGTAGTAACCTTGATGTGATAGACGCGATGATAGATAATGAGATGAATGACGGGTAAAAGAAAGGGTCGGACAAGCCGACCCTTCTAAACACTCGCAACCGGTTGTTATACTAATTCTGCAGTCAGTGTGTGGTTGTAGTGAGGGGGTTGGAATACTTCCATTGTATCATCTTCGTATACAAAGACTTGGTCATATCCGTTCTCATCATAGAATATTTCGTATGTGAGATATGCTTGTTCTTTGTCTTCATCATATCCCCAGTTGACTACATTAGCTTCATCAATGCGGTGTTGATAAGTGTTTGTCTGGGTTGTTGAATTAAAGTGTTGTGTGATAATAATAGTTTTTCCTACTAACATATGGCCTCCTTGGTTTGCCTGTGTATATTATATCCTTTGCCTATCGCAGTTACATTTATTGAGCGTCTTGGTTTTCTGTGTGTTCCAGTGCCAAGTCTTGTGCTTCATCATATACACCTTCACCGATCCGTGAAAGGAGTTCTTTGATATATTCTTCTTTGCTTGCCGGTGTGTGGCCTTCAAAGGAGTTGAGGTAGTCATTGTAAGATGCGTTTAAAGTTGAAATGAATTGTTGAATTGTCATATTATCTCCTTGTGTTGTATTGACATTATTATTATACCACTAAAGTTTATTGGTTGCACTTTATGTATTATTTTTATTTACCTACCCGTGTTTATGTATTTGACTGCTTGAAGGAATAGACTGTGCCAGTCGTCCATTGTGAGAATGGGTATGTTTTGCATGTATTCCCATACTTCATCAGGAACCGGTTGTCCTATGTATTCTTCGAAGTCTGATCGGTTTAAATTGAGTGATGCGTTTTCTAGATATTGTTTAGACATTGTTATTCTCCTATTTCAACATTTTCAATGTAGCAGTCGTCTTCTTGTCGATTGCAGTCAAC